GATCTAATAAGTTCAAGCAGTTCCCTGCATATTCAGGAAGGCAAGGCAGAGGTTCGAGAGGGTGGTTTATCTATCCAACGCTTCGCAGAATTCAGCCTGAATTGATTAACAAATGGGAACAGGCTTTCAATCGCATTATTAAGGAATGGGTCTAATGGCAACCGGTAATCGCACCTTAAAGTTATCAATCCTCGCCGATGTTGATGATTTAAAAAAGAAGCTAGGCGATGCTGACAAAGCAGTCGAAAGCAATGCAAGCAAGATTTCAGAGTTTGGCAAAAAGGCTGCTTTAGCATTTACTGTTGCAGCTGCTGCTGCGGTTGCTTATGCCGGCAAATTAGCCATTGATGGGGTCAAATCAGCCATTGAGGATGAACAGGCACAACTTAGGTTAGCCAGCGCATTAAAGACCGCCACAGGGGCTACTGATGCCCAAATTAAGGCTACTGAGGAATACATTACAAAAACCCAATTGGCAACTGGTGTTACTGATAACGATTTGAGAAATGCGTTTCAAAGATTATCTGTAAGCACAAAAGATGTTAATACATCTCAAAAATTATTAAATTTAGCATTAGATGTGGCAGCAGGATCTGGCAAAGATTTAACAACAGTTACATCAGCATTAGCAAAAGCGTATGATGGACAAGAAACACAACTTGCAAGATTGGGAATTGGTTTATCGGCTGCCGATCTAAAGGCAATGGATTTTAACGAAACACAAAAAGCCTTAAGTGATCTTTATGGTGGTGCAGCAGCTAGAAATGCCGAAACTTTTCAAGGCAGAATTGACAGATTAAAGCAAGGTTTTGAAGAAGCCAAGGAAGCAGTTGGCGCAGCACTCCTTCCAATAATTGAAAGACTAATTGGTTATATATTTCAATATGGCGTGCCTATTATCAATAGATTCAAAGATGCTTGGGAAGTTGTTAAAAAAGCCATTGATGATAACAAAGAAAGTTTTGATGCGTTTGTCCAATTATTGCAAACTGTTGTTTTACCTATTTTGGGTAAGGTCTTTAGTTTCATGATTGATGTTGGAGCAAAAGCAGCAGCAGCAATTATCAATGCTTTTGGCGCAATTGCTGGAGCAATAACACCAGTTTTGAATTTTATTATTGATGCAATTAATACTGTTATTCGAGGATTAAATTTGGTAAAACCCGGAGCAGATATAGGTGGATTAAATAGAATAGGCAGTTCAGGATCAAGTTTTGATTATCGAGCCGGCGAAAGAGGATTACCTACTATTTCCACCGCTACCGCACAAACTCAGCCGACTGTTATCAATAACATTTCAGTTCAAGCAATAGATCCAGAGGGGGCTGCTAGAGCTGTGCAAAAGGTGCTAGTAGATAGTTCAGCAAGATCAACTCCCACATTCGGTGGAGGATTTGGAATAGTGTTTCAGTAATGACATTTTGGACACCTGACTGGAAACTGACTGTTGCTGGTGTTGATTACACCGACATTGCTATCAGCGATATTGCGCATCAAGCAGGTCGCACAGATATTTACACTCAACCAAACCCATCTTATTTACAAATATCATTAATTGCATTAAATGGTCAAACCTTGCCATTTGACATTAACGACAGTTTAGGTTTGCAAGTTAAAAACAGTTCCGGAAGTTATGTTACTTTATTTGGTGGCAATGTTACTGATTTGACTGTTGCGGTTGAAAGAACCGGAGCATTGGCAACTGTGGTTAATTACACGATTTTGGCAATGGGCACGTTAGTTAAACTTGCTAAAGAAATCTACAATGACAACCTTTCGCAGGATGAGGATGGAAACCAGATATACGAGTTGCTGTCTAGCGTCCTCCTTGGATCTTGGAATGATGTTCCAGCGGCATCGACTTGGGCAACTTATGATCCAACTGAAACATGGCTACAAGCTGTAAATCAAGGACTTGGAGAAATAGATCAACCAGGGCTTTACACAATGTCGAGCCGATCTGCCGATCCTGATACTGTTTACAACATTGCAAGTAATATCGCTGATAGCGCATTTGGGTATCTTTATGAGGAACCGAATGGCGATATTGGTTATTCAGATGCAGACCACAGGCAAACTTATCTAGCAGCCAATGGTTATGTTGACTTAGATGCAAGCCATGCCGTAGGTCAAGGATTGTCAACCATTACAAGATCCGGCGACATTCGAAACGATATTTATATCAATTATGGAAATAACTTCAATTCACAAGTAGTTGCTTCAAGTCCACAATCGATTGCCCTTTATGGCTACAAAGCCCAAAATATTCAATCCGCTATCCATTCGGGTGCTAATGCCCAAGAGGTTGCAGATAGATACATCGCTCAGCGTGCTTTCCCATTACCAGCCTTTCAATCTATAACTTTTCCAATAACAAACTCAGAGATTGATAACAGCGATCGGGATAACCTTTTAGGTGTCTTTATGGGTCAGCCGTTAAACATCCAAAACTTGCCGGCTCAAATCTCAAATGGAGTATTTGAGGGTTATGTTGAGGGATGGCGTTGGAGTACTAGGTTTAATGAATTATTCCTGACAATCAACTTATCACCGGTGGCATTTAGCCAAGTGGCGATGCGCTGGAATACTGTGCCAATTACCGAGGCATGGAACACAATTGATCCAACTTTAACATGGGAATACGCTACAATCGTAGCCTGATAATAGGAGAAAAATGGCAACTACTACAAATTATAGCTGGAGCACTCCAGATGACACAGCGTTGGTCAAAGATGGTGCAGCAGCAATCCGATCACTTGGAAGTGCTGTTGACACAACAGTATTCAACAATGCCACAGCTGTTTTAAGCGGCACTCAAACTCTAACTAACAAAACCTTAACTGCTCCAGTTATTACTGATGCGGTTATTCGTGGTTTTGAGGAGGATGTAAATGTGGTGGCATCTGCTGCTACTGGCACAGTTAATTTTGATATATCAACAGCATCCGTTTGGTATTACACAACAAATGCAACCGCTAATCACACTTTAAATTTTAGATACAGTTCAAGTGTTTCATTAAATACTGCTTTAGCAGTAGGTGATGCAATTACTCTAGTTTGGTTAAATACCAATGGTGCAACTCCATATTATCCAAATGTAATTCAAATTGATGGGTCAACAGTAACTCCTAAAGTTCCTGCTGCTATTTCTGCTGGCAATGCCTCTGCGATTGATGCGTATTCATTTACAATTATTAAAACAGCATCTGCAACATTTACAGTATTAGAAACACAAACTAAGTTCGCATAAGGAAAAACATGCCTTTAATTGGAACATTTGCCAATTCATCAGCTAGAGGGTTTGGTGGATTAAGAACTTTTGCTTTAGCAGGTAAAGCCACCGGAGGAACAATTACTACCGATGGAACTTATTTTATTCACACCTTTGATGCGAATGGAACTTTTACTCCATTACAAAATTTAACTTGTGATTTTATGGTTCTTGCTGGTGGAGGCGGTGGAGGAACTGGAATTGGCGGAGGCGGAGGAGCGGGTGGTTTGCGTTCATCCGTTACTGCGACAGGCGGTGGTGGAAGTTTGCCATCATCAAGAAGCTTTACAAACGCTACACCATACACAATAACAATTGGTGCTGGTGGTGCAGGTTCAAATGTTAATAGCGTTAAAGGTACAACTGGAGGAGCAAGCTCTATTACTGGTAGTGGCTTTTCAACCATTACTACTGTGGGTGGCGGTGGCGGTGGAAGTTATTCAAATGCAAATGGCGAAACTGGAGGCTCTGGAGGGGGCGGTGCTATTGCAGGAAATGGTGGAAGCGGAACTGGCGACGAAGGTTATGCTGGAGGAAATGGCACAGCAAATATTGGAGCAACTAGCGCAGGTGCAGGTGGCGGAAGTCCAGCGAATACAGGTGGTAATGCGAGTGCAAGCACGCCTAGTAATGGCGCAAATGGATTAGCAGTAGCAATTAGCGGTTCATCTGTAACTTATGGTGGCGGCGGTGGCGGTGGCGGTCATGAATACAATACTCCAACATCATCAGGCGGTACAGGCGGTGGCGGATATGGTCGCAACACAAACAGTGCTGCTGATGGTGGCGCAGGTGCGGCAAATCTTGGTGCTGGCGGTGGAGGAACTGGATTTAGTTATACAGGTGGACAAGGTGGATCAGGAATAGTAGTTATTAGGTATGCAATATGAGCCACTGGGCAGAGGTAGATGAAAATAACATTGTTGTAAGAGTATTGGTTGGAGATAACAACGACCCAGCAGGTGATGAAGGTTATCAGTGGTTAATTGATAATCTTGGTGGCACTTGGATTAAAACGAGTTACAATAATAAAATAAGAAAACAATACGCCGGTATTGGCTATTCTTATGATCCAGTTGCAGATGTATTTATTACACCACAACCTTATCCATCTTGGTCATTAGATAAAAACTTTGATTGGCAACCACCAACACCTAAGCCTATAGAAGGTTTCTGGTATTGGGATGAATTAAATTTAGAATGGGTTGAAATTGAAACCTTGGCTATCTAAAGCAGCTGTGCAGTTGCGTGAGCAGATTGATGACAGTTTTGCCGATAGATCTAGGAAATCAGATGGTTGGATTTCAGACGCTAGGCATCAAAAAGTAAAATCGGATCACAACGCCTTGCCTTCGGGTGAGGTTTGTGCCATTGACATTACAGCTAATTTAGGTCAAGCCGAGGGCATGTCTGCTTACCTTGCCGATCAAATTCGACTTGCTGGCAAAACAGATAAACGAATCAAATATGTAATACATAATCATCATATTGCCAGCAAACTCTTAAATTGGCGTTGGCGTAAATACAAGGGCATTAATCCACACACCAAGCACATCCACATTAGTTTTCACCCAAAACAAACCGGAGAGTTCTTTAACATCCCACTACTAGGAGGCAAGGCATGAAACTATCAAACAAACACAAGGCAGCAATTAAGTCATATTTAAGAGCTGTGGCTGCTTCCGGTATAACTGTCCTGTTGGCAATTGTTGCTGACATTCGACCAGAGTTTGCAATCCTTGCTGGAGCATTGGTTGCACCTATTGCCAAGGCAGTTGATCCAAAGTCCGGCAAAGAAGCTGATTATGGAATCAATGCCAAATGACCGCAAACGAATGGGTTGGTATCGCCGTTGGCGTGACCGCCGTATCTACAAGTTTGTTGCTGGGTCTGCGCTGGGTTATTAAATCTTATTTACAAGAATTGAAACCCAATTCTGGAAGCAGTATCAAGGATCAAATTACAAGACTTGAACAGCGTGTCGATGATCTGTTTGTCTTAATTAGTAAGCGATAATTTTAATTATGGCGAACACACGAAAACCTATCAAACGCAAAAAGATCAATCGTCGAGTCGTTCGCCAAACTCCTGAGCCATTAAGCAAGATCGATCAGCATTACTTGGCTTTGCACGAATGCTACAAAGCAGCTAGAAAAGCAGGATTCACACCTGAGCACGCTTTTTGGTTGATGACTGAGCACAAGACATTTCCTGATTGGATTGTGGGCGATGGTGGGATCATCCCATCCATAGATCCAACTGACGATGAGGATGACGATTAAGCGATACTTGGTTATTTCGGATTTACAAATCCCATACCACCATGAAGTAGCAGTCAAGAATGTAATTAAG